CTTCGGCAGCATCCGCGCGCAATTCGATCACTTCGAAATCCCGCTGCCGATCCGGCGCAAGGTTGTAAGGAACGGAAAGCAGATTGTCGCGTGATGACGGTTCTTTCACTTTGCGATTTTACCGGGAACTGGTCGCGCCCCTATCGCGAGGCCGGCTACGACGTTGTCCAGATTGATCTGCAGGCCGGCCAGGATGTCCGGTTGTTTGAAGCGCTGCCATACCCGGCGCGCGGTATTCTCGCCGCGCCGCCCTGCACCGAGTTTGCCGCCAGCGGTGCGCGCTGGTGGCAAGGCAAGGGCGAAAAGCCGCTGCTCGACGGTCTCGCGCTGGTTGATGCCTGCTGCCGGATTATCCTGATGCACCGCCCGCAATGGTGGGTGATCGAGAACCCGGTCGGACGCCTCAACCGCTGGCTCGGCGAGCCGTCCTACATTTTCAATCCGTCCGACTACGGGGATCCGTACACAAAGAAAACATGCCTGTGGGGCCGGTTCAACGCGCCATACAAAACGCCGGTCGAGGCAACGGAAGGGAGCAAAATGAACCGCATGCCGCCCTCGCCGGATCGCACGGCAAAGCGAAGCGAAACGCCAATGGGATTCTCCCGCGCGTTTTTTGAGGCTAACCCGTGAGCGCTAAAACGCCAGTAAATCAAGGCTTAACCAGCACGTTAGTCCAAATTAGTTGGACTGTTGCGGGAATTTGACTATATGACGAGTCGCGCGATTTGCACCGAGGCCCAAATCAGGCGCGCAATCAAGGCAGCGCAAAAGGAAGGCCTGCCGATTGCGGGTGTCAGGCCCGATGGGACAATAATCATTGGCGAGCCGCCATCGCTCGCGCCGGCACCAGCCGACGATCGATGGAGCGACCCGGCCAAGTGGAACACACCAGGCAAAAAATGAAGGTCAAATTAAAACACGTCTACTGCGAACCCGACCGCCACGGCAAAGACAGGGTTTATGTCCGCCGCAACGGGCGCCGCATCCGCATCCGCGCAACGCCGAACACGCCGGAATTCATGCTGGCCTGCACCGCAGCGATCGACGCATGTGGCGCGGCACCCGAGCACGCACGCCGACCGAATGGTCGCGTCATCCTGCCAGGATCGCTCGCCGCCATTGCTGCTAAATATTTTGGCTCTAAAGATTTCCAGCGGCTCGACGCCACCTCGCAAAGCAACCGCCGCCAGATTATCGAATCCTGCATGCGAGAAAAACTGGTCGGCAATGACCAGCTCGCCGACATGCCAGCAAAGATCTTTAACGCCAGCCACATGAAGTGGTTGATGGACGCGAAAGAGGATCTGCCAGCGGCGGCAAATAACCGGCGCAAGTATTTCTCCGCCATGCTTGGCTGGGCGGTCCAGCAGGCGCCGCCACTGGTCATCCGCAACGCCGCCCGCGATGTGAAAGTCGTCAAGAGCAAAACGGACGGCTTCTACACCTGGTCGGATGATGACGTTCTTAAATTTGAGGCGCACCACCCGATCGGCAGCAAAGGCCGCCTGGCCCTCGGCCTCCTGCTCTACACCGGCCTGCGCCGCTCGGACGCCGTGCGGGTCGGGCCGCAGAATGTGCGCAACGGCATGATCGAGATCGTCCCGGCAAAGACGAAAGATGAGCGGCCCGAATTGACCTTTAAGCCGGTGCTGCCCGAGCTGGCCGAGATCATCGCCGCCACCCCGACCATCGGCCTTAAGACCTACCTGGTGACCAGCTTCGGCAAGCCCTTCACGCCAGAAGGCTTCGGTAACTGGTTCCGCGACCAGTGCAACGCCGCCGGCTTACCGCAATGCAGCGCGCACGGCCTGCGCAAGGCCGCGGCCTGCCGCTGCGCCGACGCCGGCGCCACTCTAAACGACCTGATGAAGCTATTCGATTGGAGCTCGCCGGCGGTGGCGGCCAAGTACATCCAGAAGGCGGACAAAAAGCGGGCCACCGAGCGGACCATCAAGCTGCTCTCGCGGCGCCCGAACGGCGAACACCAGGACGGCTAAAATTGTCTCACCTTTTTTGTCTCACCTTTTTAAGTCTTTGAAAATACACGCAAAATAAGGGCTTTGGCGGGAGCGACGGGGATAAAATTGGTAAGGCATCACAAACACTTAACCGAGGTGGGACAATTTCAAAACCCCCAATTTGCAGGGATAAACCGCATTCAATGTCTCACCATTTTAGGTGCGAAAATCCGATGAAGCGAGTCATCCTCGAGAGCCCCTTCGCCGGCGACGTTGAGGCCAACCTCCGGTACGCGCGCGCCTGCATGCGCGACTGCCTTGAGCGCGGCGAAGCCCCGATCGCCTCCCACCTGCTCTACACCCAGCCGGGCATCCTCGACGACCAGGCGCCGACCGAGCGCCAGTGGGGCATCCTGGCCGGGCTCGCCTGGCGGCCCGCGGCAGAGCTTTCGGTTTTCTACACCGATCGCGGCTGGTCTAGCGGCATGCTGTCTGCCCTAAAATCGGCCACCGAGGGCGGTTGGCCCTTCGAGTTGCGGTCATTGGCCGGCCAGCCGGCGGCCCCGCCACCAGTAGCCACCTGTGCGAGTCCTGTGGCACAAAAATAGCATGAAGCGGGATCGATTGACCGGCAGCCAACGGATGCGGCATTTGCGCGAATGCCTCGGTTATGAAAACCCGACGCTGTTCGCGAGAATGCTGGAAATTTCACCGGCGCGGTGGATGGATGCCGAGCGCCGCGATACGCCGCTTCCGCTGCGCCTGGGGCGGCGACTGAAAGAAAAAATCCCCGGCATAACGCTCGATTATATTTGGGACGGTGAGCTCTGGACGATACGCAATGAGACCCTCAAACAGCAGCTCAAATAAAAATAGGCCCCGCCGAAGCGGGGCCAAGTCTTCATCGGAGGAACCCGCGAAAGGCGCGAGCAGCCTACCGCCCGGCGCGGAGGGATGAATCCGCCGGGCAATGCCTTAGACCATCAGGTCGCGCTCATACGGAAAGATCACCTCAACATCGTCGTCGGTCAGGATCCCCAAATATTCCATGAGGCCGGCGCTGATGTCGGCCACCCGGCCCGTCTGCTCGCCGGGCCCCCAATCGGCAGGCCATGCGCGGAATTGCCGCCCCGTTGCCGGCGCCCGCACCAGCGCGACGTAGTCCATGCTCGCCAGCATATTTTTTGGAAACACGTCGTAGTCCCAGCGCGTGGCAATGAACGGCACGCTTGGGTTAAGCCGGCGCGCCAGGCCGGTGGTGCCTTCGGGCTGCACCGCCAGGAACAAATGCGGCGCGGTGTAAACGTCATAGATGAAGGCAAGGCCTTCTGACGGTGACACACCCATATCCTCGGGGCCGCCGAACCAGGACACGCGTCCGAATAGTTGCAGCGTCATTTGCGATCCTTTACCGGCAGCTCGCGCAGCATGATCTCGGAGATCCGGTCGATGCTTTGCTTGTTGCTCAGAGTTTGTCCTTCCAGCACCGTCAGGCGGGTGTCGATTTTTTCGAGATGCGGCGAGCCGCGCGTCTCCATCGTGTTGACCCGCGTTTCCAGTTTAACCATGTACGACAGGCCATAGGCCCCGAGGCTAACGAGGGCGAAGGCTTGCGCGATCAGGAAATAAACCAGCGTGGCATTTTCCCTCACCCATGAGCGGGCGACGGTCATCATTTCCGTTTGCGCTTCGGTGCGCCCTCACGCGCCTCAAGTTCTGCCACGCGCGATCTTAAGGTTTTCATTTCTTGCAGGAGGATCGGAACGTATTTGGAATAATCAATAAACCATCTGTCGGCTTTCTCGTCATAGCATGTCGGTGCGGCGTAAACGTCCGTGGCCTGTTGTGCGATCACGCCGTATGATCGTTCACCGGTTTCCTTCCATTTGAAATCGTAAACTTCCGTATTATCGACAATGTGACCGGCATCAAATGTTCGCAAATCTTCCTTTAGCCGCGCGTCCGATGACGTATTAAACGAGGCTGCCGTCGTACTAACGCTGATGTTGCCGACCGGATTGCCAGACCTGCACAATAGCGAAACAAATGTATCCTGATTGGCATTGAGGATGTGACAATAGCCATCCGCCCTGCTGACATAGAACGTTGCGCCTGCCGCTATACTTGCAAGCACGGCACCTGTAAGCGAATTGCCATATCCCGGCGCGTCATTAGGCCCGCGTCCTGCAAAGCCCGCTCCTGCGGTTACTTGAATGTTTCCCTGTAGCGTCACATCGCCGCTCGCCCGATTGATAGCGAGGGGCGTCCCCGCATAGACCCCGGCGTCGTTCCATCGCGCGATTGCAAAGTTTGAACCGGCATTGCTGCCGCTTTCCGCCGCGCCATCCTTGATTATCGACCAGCGTCCCAAATTATTTGTCGTTAAGACGACGCCTTGTTGTTGCGATGGCGGCGCATTGATCTGAAAGCCCGCGCCATAGGTTACGCTGTCATAGCCGTTGACAACCGCGAGGCCGGTTTTGCGGTTGATAGCAATTGGGGTCGCGATGTAATTTCCCGCATCGTCACAGTTGCAAATTGCAAAATTGCTGCCTGAATTTCCGCCGCCTTCCGCGCTTCCATCGCCAACGACAAGCGACCAGCGTGCCTTGCTGTTAAGCAGCCCTCCGAGCACCGCGCTTTGGCCGGATGCTTTTTTATCGATATTAATTCCCGCATTGGGATAACTGACGGTTAGCGCCCCCGTCATCGTGTCGCCAGCCTTGGCAACGCGCGAGGTATCGGACGGGTGGATGTGATCTTGTCGCGCGAAATTGGTCGAGGTGCCAACCGCTGCCGTATCATCCATGAGCGGCGGCACGGTTGCTGGCGATCCCGCGCCGGGCGCGCCGGTCGCTCCGGTTGGCCCTTGCGCGCCTTGCGGTCCTTGCGGCCCGATCAGCGACGTACCGGCGGGCCATGCCCCGACCGCTTTCGGTCCGAACATAAAATGCGTCGTCGTATTGATATAAAAATTGCCGTCCACGCCGGTCCCGGCAACCGGATCGCTCGCGCCATAAAGAACGGTATTGCCGGGAATGCCTTGAACGCCCTGTACGCCTTGAGGACCAGCAACGCCTTGTGGACCTTGAATACCTTGCGGCCCGATCAACGAGGTGCCACCGGGCCATGCCCCGCCCGCTTTTGGGCCAAATAAATAATGCGTCGTCGTATTGATGTAAAAATCGCCGTCATTGCCAACGCCTATGCTCGGGTTGACGGTGCCGTATAAGATTGACGTTCCCGGTTGTCCCGGCGGTCCCGGTACGCTCGACGGCGGTCCCGGCGGTCCCTGTATTCCCGGCGGTCCTTGTTCACCGCTTTCAATCGCGGTCACAATATCCGCATCCGACATGACGATAACGCCGCCGTCGTCGGATTCCGGAACGACGCTTATTTGCGTATCACTGTTAATGATCTCGACCGTCATCGCGTCGGTCCCGCGTTATTGACAAGCGTCCCCGACCATATTTTTCGCTTGAGGCCGTTGAGCGTGAGTATGTTGGAATGGTCAAAACTGCCAAGCCCAAGCCGCTCCAATACGTCCTGACGAATCAAGATCGTGAATGAGCCGGTCGCGGCATTGGTCAAAACAATTTCGCCGGTATCGGTTGCGAGCCGCAACAACGCCTCAACGTCCTCGGCATGGTGGCGCAGCATCATTTCCATTGTGCCGCCCGTGATGTTGATCGGCGTGCCGGTGTCAATCGTGACATACTGAAACGCGCGGTAGAAATCCGCGTCGTTCTCAACGGTGATGTTTACGACGGTCACGGATACACGTTTGAGATTGCCGCAAACGCGCTATCAATTGCGGAGAGCGTCGTCATCGCGCCGCCATTGATGGCGGTCAGGTTTGTGCTTTCACAGGTGAAACACTCTTGCACGAACGTCGCCATTGCATTTAGCGCCGTCGCTAATTGAGCCTCGCTCAACCTGATAAAACTGCCGTCGGACAATTTCCAATCGGTCATATGACCAGGGTTGGCCTTTGCATAAGCATCCGCATTGGCAAGCGTGTTACGCGATACCGGGTCGCTCATGAATGGTACGGCGCTTAGGCTTGTAACGACGACGCCGCCGCTCGCATGGTTGTATCGCGCGTTGGCATTATATCCGCGCAAATTGGCCTTGCTGTATTGTCCGACCGCCGGTTGCACGAACGTCGTGCCGTCAAACATCCACGCCGGAAGCGGCGCGGTTCGCTGCCTGATATCCCAAAGGTCGATTTCATCCGCCGCTGCATTCGGGCCGTTCGGATTGATCGCAAGCCAGTCCTGATAGGACTGATCCGCGACCGCAACGTAAGTATTGCTCACGGTCGAATAGACCTCGGTCGTCGAACCGCCGACCGCATAATAGGTGTTTTTGAAGTTTGGAATCATACGTATTGTCCCCCGGTTGAGAGAACGCCAGCGGCATCCCCCGGCAAATAACTGGTTGAGTTGCCGCCGGTGTTGATAACGCCGTTGCCGTAAGCGTTATATTTTGGGCCGGTTGCCGAGCCGTTGATTGAGCTAAAGATGGCGCGCAGAATGCCGCCGTTGCCACATTGGGCAAAAGCGCCGGTGAAATGTGTTCCGGCTTGAAGAAAAAGGCTTGGCGGGTTTGGCATCTGCATCATGCAAGAGCCGGAGTCGACACCGAAGAAACACGACGACGTTCCATTGACGCCAAACGGCCCGACGCCAGAAAATATCCCGCCCGACATGCCGATACAGGCATTGGCGCATGAGCTAAAACTGACCGCTTGCGCGTAGCAAATGCCGCCGCCAGTCACCCAAATTCCGCAAGTGGCATCCCCTGATAAGGGGTTTGGCGCACTAAGAGTGAAACCCGAGATAAGATAGTTTGGTCCGCCAACCTGAACAGCCGAACCCGACGAACAAGTCACCGCACAAGCCGCCGGATTGGAGACGTTCCCATAGATATTGATTTGCCCGCTGCCGTTGATGGGCGGACAATATATCTTGTCGGTCGACGTACCGTCGGCGCAATGAATATTGACGTTGAAACCGTTTTGATTGAATGACAACGCGCCTTGAATAGCGCGAGCAATTGTCTTGAATGCAGTACCCGCCGTTAAGCCGTCGCTGCTATCGCTGCCGCCGCCCCAGTTTACATAATAATCCAAAGGCGCGCGCAAGGCCGAAACCGCCGATAATCCAATCAGCATAAAACGATTATTTTGGCCGTCATAAAGTGCTTCAAGCATGTCGTTGGTTGCAAAATCATAAGCCTGGAGCGCCGCGCCGCCGCGTTTCACCAAAGGCACCTGCGGCAATGAATCAATGCGTAACGTGCATGGACCGGGCGCATTACGCAGAGCACGAAAGCGCGCGATCATCCCATCGATATAACCCGTCAACGGTGGCGTGAAATTCAAATGAAAATCTGACAGTGATCCAATATCCGCCGCGAAATTCACCCGGCCTGTTTGCACAGCCTTGGCGAGTTGATGCAAGTCACCGTCTGAGGGCGTCAGGCTTGACCAATTGATGAGGTTGACGATCTCTCGTTGTGGAAACTCAATCGACGCCGCCGGCGGGATCGATCCCATTGTCCCGGTCGAGGGGTTGCCATTAATATACGGATCGTTTGACCCGGGGGCGCCATAGGGGGCTTCGTATTTCATAGACGCGAATCCTCTCTCTAGGGCGTTGGCCGCCGAAAGGCAGCCGCCCGAGGTTTCCAAAACGAGTGCTGAAGGGGGTTACGGCGTCCCGGCCATCGGATCGCCGGGATTACTCAAGCCGGAATAGTCAAAGATGATGGTCGTGTGCGCTGGCTTCCAGCGATTGAGCAGACACTCAAGGTCGTCGGCGAGCCCGATGCGCAAATGCGGATCAACGCCGCATTGGCCCGATGCGCAACGGAACCAGGTTAACTTTGCTTCCCCGACATGCACGGTCCAGTAAAAGCGATTGGTGTCCGGCCCGAGCCCGTAATACGGCCACTCCGACAGCGCGCCATCGGCGACCGGCGCATCGCCGCGCGCATTCATAATGGGTACGCCCCACTCGTTGCGCATCGGGTCGGGCGGCAAGTCACCATAGACACGCGCATCGCCAACGTGATCGATGCCGACCACGAACGTGCGGTATTCGGTAATCGTGATCGAATAACCGATTTGCGCGGCGATACCGATAAAAAATTCCCGGCT